ACAAAATGGTGATTACTATATAAACATATCACTAGCAAAAAGTAAAATAAAAGATCACTTTTTTGAATATAATGGTGAGGAATACATTCGTCTTACAATAGGTAAGAAGAAGGAAGTAGACCAGTATGGTAAAACACATACTGTATGGATTAATGATTATGATCCAAGTAAAGCTAAAGAGAATAAGAAACCTGTAAGTGCAGGTGATCATTTACCATTCTAAAAAGTTTTGCTATGACTAAAACTAAATTTGTAAATGTACAATTAAATCTAGATGACTCCTTATCGTTTAAGGAGTCGTCTGTTTTATCTTACCTATGTTCACTTAATAGAAAAGAATATTGTTTTGTATCAAATAATCATATGTCAGATACGTTAAATATCAATGAAAGAACTCTATATAGAATTTTAAATAAATTAGAGGAAAAGGAACTGATAAAAAGGGTAACTAGAAGTTCAGGATACTATGGTAAGAATAGAAAGATTTATGTTACTCCAACTGTCAAAGCGACATATCATAACAATATTATACATAAAGATAAATAAATAATATATAATTATATATATAATATATATACATGCAATCATTTTTAGATTTAGGTATAAGTGTAAATCACAAAAAAGATCAACAAAAGTTAAGATGTCCTAACTGTCTAAAACTAGGTAAGGAAAATTATAAAGATACTTGCTTATCTGTAAATTCAACACAAGGACTTTTTTATTGCCATAAATGTGGCTGGAAAGGAAAAATAAAAGATAATATAGAAATAATGCCAATAACAAAAACATACAAAAAACCATCTAAATCTAACATGATAGCTTTAACAGAAAAGGGTAAAGCTTTTTTAACTGATAGAGGTATAACAGAAGAAGTTATAAAAAACAATAAGATAGTATCTACTAGAAATGATAAAAGTATTTTATTTCCCTACTTTAAAGATGGGCAAATAATAAACTATAAAACTAGAGGTATAGATGGTAAAAGTTTTACACAATCTAAAGATGCTGAATCTATTATCTATAACTATGATAATTGTGTAGATCAGAAGAGAATTGTAATCTGTGAAGGTGAAATGGATTCTTTATCATGGGAAGTAGCAGGTGTTAAATCTCATACGTCTGTTAATATGGGAGCACCTAATACACAAGATTCTAACATAGATAAAAAACTAGAATGCTTAACTAATTGCTATGATATATTTAAAAATGCAGAAGCAATCTTTATTGCCACTGATGAAGATGAAAATGGCAGAAATTTACAAAGAGAACTAATTCGTAGGTTTGAATCAGAAAAATGCTTTTTAGTCGATTTAAAGCCCTATAAAGATGCAAATGAAGTCTTAGTCCATGAAGGAGTAGAAAGTCTCAGAAATCGCCTTAAAATAGCTTCTAGACCTAAAATAGAGGGTATATTCTCTGTAGCAGATGTAGGTGAATCTATGATAGATGGATTTCACAATGGGCAAGAAAGAGGTTCTACTACTTATGTAAGAGAGATAGATAATGCTTGGACATGGAGAATGGGTGAGGTAAATATATGGACAGGATATCAAAATGAAGGTAAGAGTTTATTTCTTAATCAGTTGTCAACATTAAAAGCATATCATGATGGTTGGAAGTTTGGTGTATTCTCACCTGAAAATATGCCAATTAATGATTTCTTTAATGATATAATTGAGATGTATGTAGGTAAAACATCCGATCCTTTTTATAAGAATAATCAGATGTCAATTAAAGAATATCAAGAAGCTATGGATTTTGTACAGAAGCATTTCTTTTTGATTTATCCTAGAGCTGATTTTGAATTACAATCTATATTTGACAGAGCTAAGTTTCTAGTTAAGACTAGGGGTATACGAAGTTTAATTATAGATCCATATAATACAGTTCAACACCGTATGAAATCAGGTGAAAGAGAAGATTTATATATATCTAGATTTATGTCTGAGTTAAAAAGATTTGCACTTAAGTATAAAGTATCAGTTCATTTAGTGGCACATCAAGTAACCCCAACCAAAGAAGATAACGGTAAATATATAAAGCCTGATAGTAATAGAATCAAAGGTGGGGGTACATTTGCCGACAAAGCAGATAACGTGCTTTTTGTATGGAGACCTGATAGAGCTTTGGATTATTCATCAAAGAGAGCTATCTTTGGTTCACAGAAGATAAAGAAACAGAAGTTAGTTGGAATTCCACAAGAAGTAAAAGATATAGAGTTTGATATTAAAAGCCAACGATTTTACTTTAATGGAACAACACCATTTACGAAGATTGATGAACTTAGAAAAGGACATAAAAGTTCTTCTGCCAATTAGAATAACAATAGGTAAAAGAAGACTTAGAAGATTTTATCTGAATCTAAACCAATATAGAAATTGGAACACCTTTGTCTCTAATGATATCAAAAAAGCATTCCAGGAAAAAGTAAGCAAAAGATTAGATTTTAAATTTAATAGTGAGATAGAAGTAGATTATACTTACTATGCACCTGATAGCAGAGTAAGGGATTTGATGAACGTAATATCAGTCGTAGATAAATTCTTTCAGGATACAATGACATCTAGTGGATGTATTGTCAGTGATGATACAAAAACTGTAAAAAAGATTACTTGTAAATACGGAGGAATAGATAGGGAAAATCCTAGAATAGAAGCTGTTATAAAACAGTATAACGAAGACTGAAAATTATGTATATACAATTCTTTCCCATTTATGGTTTATGTGTTGGCATTAACTATTGGGATACAGATATGAAAACCGAAGACGACCCACATCCTGATGATCTTAGTAAAGAGTATATGATACAATTCTTCATAGGAGTTGTAGGTATATCTTTTCATTGGTGGTGGGGAGACTAATAAACAAACTAGCAGAAAAACATAAAGATTGGATACATATGGCAAAATCGTTTGGATGTGATGATGATGCTGCAAATGAATTAGTACAAGGTATGTATTTAAGATTGAGTAAATATGTAGATAAAGTAGATAAGATAATGTATGATAAGAATAATGTAAACACTTACTATGTGTATGTTACATTGCGTAATTTATTTTTATCAGGATATCATAAAGTAAAAAAAGATTTACCTATTGAAAACGTAAATGTTGTAATTGATGAAAATGTGCCATTCGAGTACGAAAACGCATTTGATAAGTTAATTAGTAAAATAGAAAATATAGTAGGAAAATGGTATTGGTATGATAAGAAACTATGGGAGATACATTTCAAACAAGAAAAGTCGATGCGTAAAATAGCATCACTTACAAAAATAAGTTTAAGTTCAATATTTAACACATTAAAAAATGGCAAAGAAAAAATTAGATCAGAAGTCGAACAGGAGTGGCAAAACTACCTCAAGACAAAAAAAGACAAGTAAAGGTCTTGGTGATACAGTAGAAAAAGTATTTAAGGCTACTGGTATAGATAAAGTAGCTAAGTGGGTTCTTGGTGAGGACTGTGGTTGTGAAGAAAGAAAAGAGAAACTAAATAAAATGTTCCCTTACATGAAACCACAATGTTTAAATGAAGATGAGTATATTTACTTAGATAATTATTTTAAAACAAGAAAGTCACAAGTTACACCTGAAGAACAAATTGAATTAATCAATATTTATAACAGGGTGTTTCAAAAGACACAAAAGGTTGAGCCTACAAGTTGTTCACCATGTTTTGTAAATAATGTTTTAAACAGACTTAAAGATTTATATAACGAATATGAATAAAATTTTAGATGAAATGACAGGTTTGTCATACGTACAAAATGATACTGGTGTAGTTACTTCAAAAGAAGATAGAAAGTCTATGCCAGTTTTTACAGGTGTATTAAAATATTTTCCTGATGCTATTAGAGAAATATCTAAATGTAGTTATGTGGGTAATAACCAACATAACCCTGATAAAGAATTACACTGGGATAGGTCTAAGTCAGGAGATGAATTAGATGCACTTAGTAGACATTTACTTCAAGCTGGTACATTTGATGATGATGGTATACGTCATTCAACAAAGGTGGCTTGGAGAGCTTTAGCTAATCTTCAAAAGGAATTAGAGAAAACTAAAAAGTAAGTTATGCCACTTAGAATGAAACCTAAAAAGTACGAAGAGAAACAAGACTTTAATAGAAGATGTATGAATAATGCAAAGATGATATCTGAATTTGGTGATAGAGATCAGAGGTATGCAGTATGTCAATCTATATGGAAAGGCACGTTTGATCCAAGTAAATAGTCTCATATAAAATATTTTTCATAGATTTGTGTCATAAGCAAAAATATGAAAGCACTAAAAATATTATTAAGACTACCACATTTAATTATAGCTTTTATATTATTGGTTGTATTTTGTATAGTAAAAGTATTGTCAAATATTATTTACTATCTACTAGAATATCCACTTAATAAAATATTAAAAGGGATAGAATCAATTTTAAAATATATAATTATAAAACTATAATATGGGTAAAATAAAAAAACTATTAGATGAAGAGGATATGTTAGGTGAAGAAACTAGACCACAAATTCAGTGGGAAGAACAAGAACATTTATATGAATCAGAAAATAATAACAAATGAGAAATGTAATTACAAATCATATCTTTGAACACTACAGAAAGAAACAAAGAAAAATAGAAAAAGCTAAAACATTACTTAGAAAAAATAATCACGTTGTATACGAGAAAAAATAAATAGATGATAGTTACATTAGATGGAGAGCTTTGGAGAGAGGAAGAGTTGGAAACAAATATGTATGATGATGAGTTTTACTATGGCTATATGGGTAAAAATTCTCTCTCCTCTTCATCTATAAAAGTACTGGCAAGTAATCCAAATAATTATTTCAAATACATAAATTCAACAGGTGTCAGTGATAGTAAGTTTGATTTTGGCAGTTTGTTTCACTGGTACTTATTAGAACCTGATGTATTTCATAAACAAGTCTTTGTAGATGTAGCTAGAAGATCAGGTAAAGTTTGGCAAGAAGCTGAAGAGAAACACGGAAAAGTATATCTTATGTCTGATAAATTTAAGGTAAAACAAATAGCTGAACAGCTTCTTTCTTGTAGAAAAGTACAACATATATTTGAACATAGTCAAACAGAGATACCAACAGTTG